GAGTCATGGATTGGATTGGTTGCGGATAGGTGGCCTACCCTTTCGCGTCACCGTTTCCGATGGCGCGCGTAGGATGGGCCGGATTATTCCCGGTCGATTGATTCTTCGATGAGCGAAACCAGATCATGCGCGGGAATTCCTACTGCTAGAAACGAGCAGTCCGCCCCTCGCCCGATCTTTCGCATTTCTTCGCCATATTCGGCCCAACGCTTGAGAGCCTGAGCAGCAAGGCGAAGCGATTCGTTTTTTGATGGTTTAATGGTTTTCATTGGATGCGCGGGGAGTGGTTTAGGAATTTACCGCCGGATGGTTCGCGTCCACAACATAGATGTGGAGGTGCGCCGTGCCTTTTGGCGCGCGGTAGTTCGCAAGGGCAACCGGACGCACATAGGACATGTCGCTGCGCGCGCGCACCCATTTTTCGACCTTGTCCAGATCGGAAATCGGCACCGCCCAAGCGCAGCGCGAAACACCGCCAGTCGCACCTCCCCAATAGGACATTGCGCGGTCCTTGGCGACTACAGCCCACAAATGGGTCTGCTTTTGTTCCTCGTTTCTATCGTCAATGGTTTTCATGTTTTGATTTGATGGTTTAGGACAGATTGAAAAGCGCGCGGAAGTCCGCGTAGTCGTAACACAAGTCCGTTGAAAAGCGGTAAACTCCAATGTCCTCAGCACCGTCCGCGCGGCGGATTGTGACGTATTGCCAGCGTTCGCCATGCATGATGAAAGGCTCTTCAAATGCGCGCGCGCGTAGGAATTCGACAAGTCTCATTCGATTTGATGCGTTCAGGTTAAGGTTTAGAAAGTACAGCAACCGCAGCAGGGTGCGTCTTCGCAGCGTCCGCGCGCATTGCGAGTGCCAGTCCAACCGGATGAGGTACGGACGCATACAAGACCGGAGTCTTCCGGCATGCGGCCGGTGCATGCGTTGCAATCTATGCGCCACGCGCGGTTGCGTTTTGAGACGGTGCCAAGGCCAGCGGGAACGTATTCGTGGCACTGGACGCATTGACCGGGGTATCGGTTTAACATGGGATTTGATTTGATGCGGTTTGAATTGAAGGAAGGCGTCAACCTACCGTTGCCGATAGATTGAAGCGTACCGTCAACCAACGACGAATCCGGTTGTGTCGGTCTTTGCTTTTCCCTTTGCCTTAAGGCCAACAACGACACCCTTTGGGTCAAGGAAGCGTAAGTCGTTTTCGTCTCCATTAATGACCGGGAATCCGTTCCAATGCGTTGGTAGTTCCTTGCGGAAAACTACGGCAACGTTGCCGCCGCGCTTTAAGATCGAAAGGCACTCGCTTTCGTTGGTTTCGGATCGGGAAAACGTAAGGGAATAGTTCGAAGGTAGTTTTCCGTCTAGAAAGGCCATCATGCGTTGGAAGCTTTTTGTGTAGTCGTAAAAGCGAGTAGTTTCGAAAGCTTGGATGACCGTATACCGTTCCCAACCAATGTCTGACGTACCGTTTAAACGGATGACCGGATGCATCCGCTTGGCCTTGGCCTTTCGGATGACGGAGGCGACGTTTTCTTTCAACGTTGCAAGGAAGGACTCCCGGTCTTTGACGTAGAAAACGGTCTTTGCCGTACGCGCTTTTTGGACAGAGTTAAACGCACCGCGTCCCGCGTAATAAAGACAGAGTGCGTCACAAGCGGCGGATGCATGAGGGCAGACATTAATGAGGCCCGATAGTTTTCCCGGCGCAAGGTACAGAATGCCGGTCATGAAGCCTTTGGATTGACCTTTGACGGTCTTCGCGTTGGTATCGATGGACAATAGGGATTTCATTCGGATTTGATTGGTTGAGGGTTACAGTTGAGAAGCGAAGAATAGGAAGTAAAACGCGTAGCCAAGGACTGCGTAGGCAACGCATTGGAAAACGAAAGAGGCGAGTTTTTGACGCAAGGTTTTGTTCACGGCGGACAGACTAGGGTGGGGAGTGGAGAGAGTCAAAACATTTTTTGATTTATTTTTCAATGGGTGGAAAACGAGGGAATTCCTTAGGAAAACGAGGGAAAACGAGAGGAAGTAGACAGTGTCAGGATTGGCAACTAGACAGTGTCAGGATTGGAAAACGAGGGATTGCGAAAGGCTACCTTGGATTGCAAGGTACTTGGCATGAAAGAGAAGCAATGGGAAAAGGCGAAGGCGCTTTATCTGGCCGGAAAGTCATGGAAGGCGATTTCAAGCGAAACGGGACTGAACCAATCAACCCTAATGTCCAAAGCTTCACGGGACGATTGGACGACATTTAGGAAGGGGATGAGGGACACAATCTCTTCTAAAGAAAACCAATCCCTAGAAAGCCTTTCCGCTTTGGTTCGAAGCAAACTAGCCGCTGATGCTGCATCGACATTGGAACGCATAGACAGCTATGCGTTGGACGGAATAAAAGATGAAGCGACTCGCGAGACTATCCTAGGATCGGTAGCAAAGCGGTCCGCGCTTGTGTTTGGCTGGAGTGAAGCGGGAGAACAAGCTAGCGTTTCAATCAACATCCTTGGCGCGTTACCTGACAGAAACGAAGTCCGCGTTGAACCGGAAACGAAGTAAACATAACATATCTTGTGCGCCGTTGGCGTTCTTATGGGAAACATTAGATTAGCTAATGGACAGAAAAGGATTGTTTTCCTATTGAATAAGTAGAGATTGGCGACGGCGGGGGCGGACCCCTTTCGGGGTGGGGTTCGTTTACGATACCCCCCTCAAAAATTTTCCGACTTTTTGACCATGCTAAACAAAATCAAAATCGGTCAAACTGTCTCTTTAACCGCCGCCGAGAGGAAGTTGGCCCACTTCATCGCCAAGAATCGAAACGGCAGCAATCGCTCGTTCAACGTGACAAATCTGAAGATCAGCTTGGACGACGCTGCGACTGTGGACTTGGAGGGGATGTGCGGTGAGATAGCGTTCTGCAAGCTCTTCAATGTGTATCCCGATCTGGATACCGACCGCGAGCCTCCGCATCCGCTTTACGACGCGGTCATCCCGCCTCCGCCGGGATTCCGCATCGATGTCAAAACGACCAAGTACGACACCGGCAAGCTGCTGGTCGATGCGCGCAAGGGGAAGAAGACGGACGGCGTGGATTTCTACGCGCTAATGACCGGAAGTTTCCCAGGTCCGTACACATTCAGAGGCTTCATCGCCAGAGAGCAGATTATCCAGCCACATAAACTTGGCCTACTCTGCGGGTACAAGAGCTACATGGCGGAGCAGTCGGAACTAACGGACGAGATTCCCGATCATCCACTATTCTGATTGACATTGCGGCCATTCATATGCGTCAGTCCGCTCATCGACCCTAAGCAAGGCGGCGGCTTGGTCAGCCATCGCAAAACTGTCTAAGCGGCAATGACGCTCCGCATCGGTGAGAAGGTAGGATAATCATCCACTGTGTGGTGGAATAGATGGCCTACCGATAGATAACGTCGGTTTACATATTTCATCTCATGTCTTGTCCCAATGTCTTTAACGCCTTTGCCGTTGCGACTGAGTCGCTCGCGCAGGACGTTTACAAACGCGCCTCGTACCGTTCGATGTGGCTCAACCTCATTGAGCGCGGCGAGTATCCCCAAGGTACTGGCTTGACCCAGACCTCGTTCACCACCACCTCCATCGAGCCGACTGCGGCTGAGGAGTGGTCTGCTATCACCCTCGCCAGCGGTAATCCCGGCGATAACGGTGGTGCTTGCGATGTCACCTACAATGACGTTCCGGTCGGCTACAACGCTGTCACCTGGGGGCCTGAGCGTTTCGCCCTCAAAGGTCCGCTCCTGTGTAAGGACGATCTGACCTTCGACCATCGCGTCGAGGCGTTCTTGCGTGTGTACTTGGAGAAGCTCTCGATCCGCGCGCAGCGTTCGTGGGAGACTCGCTACCAGAACATGTTCGCCAAGTACGCCATCAAGGCGGTGGCCGACTCGTCCTTCACTCAGGTGGAGACGATTCCGAGCGGTGTGAACGAGTTGCCCTGGATTCAGACCGGCTCCGTTGGTCAGGCGTTGAATCAGGCTACCTCCGAGTTGACGCAGGAGATGCTCGATGTTGCCGCCGCCACGCTGATCCGCAATGGCGCGACGAATCCTGATAGCTCCGGCTTCATCAGCTTCTCCAGCGATGGTCCGGTGTTTCCGTTGTACATCGGCATGGAGGCCAGCCAGCGCATCGCTCAGAACAACGCCGCGCTGCGCGAGGATCTGCGCTTCGCCGATATGGGTTCTGGTCCGGGTGCCGAGCTGCTCAAGCGGATTGGCGCGAATCGGGTCATCAAGAACTTCCGCCACATTCCGAATCTGTTCCCGCCCCGCTTCAGCTACGCTGGCGGCAAGTACACGCTCATCCAGCCCTTCACCAGTTCGTCTGGCACGAAGGGTACTGTGTTCAGCGTTAACCCGAGCTGGACGACCGCCTTGTACGAAGGTGCGTTCATCCCGACTCCGTACGTCATCAAGAGCCATATCGTTCGCCCTGTGAACCGTGTTGGCGACTTGAGCTGGATGCCGACCAACTACATGGGCGAGTGGCAGTGGGTGACTGGTGCCTACAAGCTCGATGTGGATTGCGCCGATCCTCTGGAGAAGAAGGGCCAGCACTACGCTGAGTTCGTTCATGCCGTAGAACCCGTCTTCACGAACCAGGGCATGACGATTATCTTCCGTCGTTGCACCGGAGCTTTGTCCCAGATCATTTGTAGCTGAAAAGCCCAGTAAATACGCAAGAATCCGCAGGTCGAAAGGCTTGCGGATTTTTTGTTGCCATGTTCAGTCGATGCGTCTATTTTTACATCGCATGGAGCAAGATGAACCAAAACGTGGCGACGTACGCGAATCCGATGGAATGGTCTGCTGGGGATATACCTGGAAAGATCCGCAGGGAAACAAGCGGTATCAGTGGCTAACGCCCGAGCGTTTCGCCGAGAAGATGGCCGCTGATAAGGAGAGGTTGGCCAAGTACATGGCCGACAACGCTGAGACGATCCGCGTGAAGCAGGCTGAGAAGTATCTCAAGAATGCGGAGTATTACAAAGCAGCGGCTAGGGGATATTACGCGAACAACAAGGAAAGGATGACTAAGCTAAACAAGCAGTATCGAAAAGAAAACGCCGAGCATCTTAAGAAGAAAGCCAACGAGTACCGCGCCGCGAATCGCGAGAAAGCAAGAGGCTGGAACAAGAAGTACAGAGTGGCCAACCATGTTAAAATCATCGACAAGCTCCGCGAGAAGCGTCGATCAGATCCTATGTTTCGACTGAAGGATGCGATTCGCGGCTCGATCCGTGCATATCTCGGAAGCAAGAAGACTCGTCGCGGATCTACCTTCGAGATTGTCGGCTGCACTCCAGATTTCCTGCGCGAGCATTTGGAGAGGCAGTTTAAGCCCGGAATGACTTGGGATAATTACGGCTCGCACTGGCATGTTGATCATCGCATACCACTGGCCAGCGGTCGTACTTCTGATGAGGTAAAAGGCTTGAGTCATTGGACCAATCTCCAGCCGTTGGAAGCGTTGGAGAATCTCATTAAGAGCGACAAGGTTCCACAGTCGGTAATGCCTTGACATCGCACCCCATAATCTGATGCTCCCCGTATGCCGAGTTTTACTCTCCCCGAAGGCGTTGAGATTCCCGAGAATTTGAAGGAAGGCGAAGCGTTCCAGACGATGGCGACGATTGTCCTCGGTAAGAACGGTAAGGCCGAGTTCATCGAGATTGATGGCATGGCTATTCCCGGCTACGAGAAGAAGTCGAAGGGCAAGAAGCTGGCTGAGCGTGGGGAGGAGATGGAGGAATACGAGGAGGAGGAGGCAGCTCCCGGCGGCGGCGGCTTCATTGCTGAGGTAATGCAGCGCGGTCGTGGCGGCCCGATGGCCTAAGGTTCAACCCATAGAAAAACGATATGCCAAGTATCACATGCGATGAGGCGGAGACGCTGATCAATGAGGCGGCATCGCTTGGATGTCGTTCTCCGTGGGAGGTTGAGCTTGCGAAGCTCGCGTTGGAGAATCGCATTGCGACATATCTTCAGGGAGGCGGCGCGACTCGCGGCGCGTATCGGACGGTGACGACGAGCGGCAATGTTCAGAGCGGCGATTATCTGCTGATCTGCGATGCCACGGCTGGTGCCATTACGATTACCTTGCCTCCTGCTGCGCTGGTTCCTGGTCGTATCTATGCGTTCAAGCGAATCAGCAGCGGTGCCAATACGGTGACGATTGATGGCTATGCGGCGGAGACAATTGATGGGTCGGCGAGCCACAATCTGAATCCGCAGTGGAACAGTTTGATTCTAATGACTGACGGTGTTGCTTGGTTCATCTTGGCCGACCATTGATGCGATATGGCTAATATCTCCTGCACCCAAGCGGCTGAATTGATTGCGGAGGCTTATGGAGCTTCGTGCAAGAGTCCGCGCGAAAAGAACCTGCTGGAGATTGGCCTACTCTGGGAGGCGTCCACGCTTGGCGGAAACGCTGATATCACGGCGGATAACACGGTGATTACGGCTGACAGTACGATCATCACGGCGGACATGACCGAGTTTCTGTAACCCTCAAACCTTTTAATAGATATGGCACAACAGACTATCAACATCGGCGCATCGCCGAACGACGGAACGGGGACGCCGCTGCGTACGGCATTCCAGTACACGAACAGCAACTTCAGCGAGCTGTACACGGCTGTCGGCCCGAGCGGCAACAACATCGTCGTACCGGGAGCCGCCACCATCACCGGCGACCTGACGGTGGACACCTCGACGCTGAAGGTGGACAGCGCGAACAATCGGGTGGGTATTGGGACGGCGAGTCCGTTAAATGCACTTCATGTTTTAGGATCTACTACTGGAAATGTCGGTAGAATTGTTGGTGGCGGTTCTGGTCAGCCTTTGTTCTTGTATTCTGACAACTCTGGATCTGGTGTTAACAATGGATCTAATGGCAGTTACGGAACTGGATTGTATTTTAGCAACGCAAGCAACTTCCTAGCGTTTTACACAGATACAGGTAGCGGTGGAACCGAAAAGGCTCGCATCGACTCCACCGGCAACGTCGGCGTGGGGCGTTCTCCTTCATATCGTTTACAAGCATCTTCTGGAACCAAAACGACGACCGCTTCTCTTGCTACCGTCGCAGGAATCACAACGACCGATGCGGATGACTTCGGCATTTACTTCCGACTCAAGACGGATGCCACCGGAGCGAATCGTTACGCCGCAATCACTTCGTTCGACAACGGTTCCGGAAACGGTGCGCGTGACTTGGTGTTGCAGGATCTTGGCGGCAACGTCGGCATCGGGGTTAGCACGTTTGGAACATCTGCCGCTAAGGTTCTCGGTCTTGCAAACGCTACCGCTCCCAGCACTTCTCCTGCTGGAATGGGTCAGCTCTACGTCGAAGCCGGTGCGCTGAAGTACCGTGGATCTTCCGGCACCGTCACCACAATTGCCAACGCCTAATCTACCATGAACATCTCTTGGATCATCGAACGCCTTCTCGTTAAGCCGACCGAAGGCACTCTCACCGATGTCGTCATCACCGCCGACTGGAGGTGCAACGGCACCGAGACAACCGGCAGCGAAGACACCGAGCAGACCTACAGCGGCACCTGCTACGGCTCCTGCTCGTTCGCGCCTCCTACGGAGGGCTTCACGCCGTACGACCAGCTCACCGAGCAGCAGGTTCTGGACTGGTGCTACGCCAACGGCGTCGATCAGAAGGCCATCGAAACCAACGTGGTCATCCAAATCGCCAACCAGATCAACCCGCCCGTGGTTGCTTTGCCGCTGCCGTGGGTGCCGGTTGTTGAGCCGGTTGTTGTTGCGAATGATGCGTCTGTCGCCGATGCTTCGGCGGCATGATTACAATCCAACTAACGACCGAACAAGTTAACAACCTACTGCAACTCATCGACATCGCCATCAAGGCTGGCGGCTTTCAGAACGCTAAGGTCGGAGTACCTCTGGCCGACTTGATTCTGGAAGCCGCCAAATCTTCGCAGCAGATTGAAATAGCCAAGTAAATCATCCCATGACTGAATCCCACTTCATGCGAGACATGCTTGCTGCGGTAAGTGGGCCAGCCATCGGAATACTCGGGAACGCGGTTTTCTCAGACCCGAACCTCAAGACGGCATCGCTCGCGTTCGGTGCCGTCACTGCTTTTATTGTCTGCCTATCCAAAGCAATCGACCTGTACCGAAAGTTCAAATGAACCCCAATCTTACCTCTCTCATCCGCCATCTTCTATCCGCCGCTGGTGGTTTCCTCGTCGCCAAAGGTTTGGCTAGTGCCGATCAGGTCGCTGAACTTGCCGGTGCCACCGTGAGCATCATCGGCGTTGCTTGGTCGATCTTCAATAATAAGAGCAAGAAGGCCGAGAGCGAGAAGCCTGAGTGATGAACTTTCTGGCCGACTTGGTGATGAAGCTGGTCATCTGGCTTCATGCGCC